CGCTTGAAGAATTGCACTCGGCCAAGGAGTCTTGCGAATCGGAAGGAAATGATGATCTTGCTGAAACTTTTAGGCGTATCCTTCAGGCGGCACAGAAAATCAACCCAGAAGAAAAAGCTGGTTATATCATTAATGATGCCCAGGGTATTCGGTATTTGGAAATAGACTATAACAAAATTTCAGAAAAGTAATGTCTGCAGTTGGTTCATATAAACATAAAGAAGCATAGTGAGTTGATAACTAATTATGATTTGGTTGCTGCTGCTCATGGCATCATGAGTGGTATTGAACTTGATGTGGCAAGTTCCAAGATTGCAAATGAGTATGTAGAAGCGGAAGCTTTTTTTATACACCATCTGATGATGCGTTAAATGAAACTGAGTGGTTTGGGAATGTTTATTTATTTCCACCAGCAGGTACTTACTACTGGAACGAAAGGCAAGAGAAGTGGAGAATGACTCGTGGTACATCTCCAACTTTAACTTCATCTCATGATGTTTGGTTCAGGAGACTATACAGAGAGTGGTACAAACAGAATATTAAACAAGCAGTGTTTTTTAGCAATTGTCCTGACATGGTCCGTTATGACCAAAGAATTTTTAATTTTCCAATTTGCTTCTTAAAGAACTGCGCCAATCCTTATGCGTAACAGCAGTAATGGTGTCAAGCCACACAAGACGTGCACTTCTATAGTTGTTTACTTGCCACCAATTGACAATTCGACACAAAAGATTCAAGATTTTATCCACCTTTACGAAGAAAAAGGTCGTGTTGTCTGCTAAATTCAATATACTGATTTGAAGCAAAATGAGTCTGCTTGCTGACTGGGAAATCAAAGAATTGGCATTGAACCAGGGAATGATTCAACCTTTTGTAGATAAAAGTCGTAAGGAAGGAAGGAGATAAAAAAAATTCTAAAGTTATGGACTTGGTTCCCTAATGGTTATGACATTCGTTTGTCACCGAAACAATGTTTAATCTTTGGCCGTACACAATCTGGTGACTGCGATCCCAAGAATTTTAATTCTGATATTCTCGTTCCTTCTGAATTACTTGAAGACGAAAAGGGTAAGTATTTTATTTTGCCACCTTACGGTTATTGTCTTGGTGTGGCTGAAGAACATCTTAAACTACCCAGGGATGTAACAGTAGTTGCAGTTGGTAAGTCAACCTATGCAAGGTCTGGAATTCTGGTAAATATCACGCCTGCAGAAGCAATGTGGGAAGGACACCTGACACTTGAAATTAGTAACTGTACTGGATTGTTTAACCGAATTTATGCTGACGAAGGTATTTGCCAGTTGCTTTTTTATCGTGGCAAACCTTGTGAAACCAGCTATGAAGATCGCAAGGGTAAGTATCAATCCCAACCCCATGAGGTTGTGTTTTCTAAAGTTTAATTAACCGAAAGATCTACCGAAATTCGGTTGTGGTTTCCTGGCGTAACTTGTTCCACCTGCGCCGGGATCGCCATAATTTGCACTGCGTTGACTGGGTAATTCCATGCCAGCAATTGCTGCTTTGCCGATGGGTGTTCGACCTCTGATTGTTGGTTCGTCAATGCTTGCTCTTTGTTTGTATGCACCAGCAGCCTTGGCTGATTTCATAAAACGTGCAACACGATCTTGTTTGCGGTTTACTGATTGAGCAGAAACTCTATCTTTTTCATCAATACGACGAAGATCAGTGTCATACGCCTGTTCGGGATTAAGATCAGTAAGTTCGGCCCCTGAAGTACCAGGGAGCCGCCGATCATCTTCTGTAGGACTGAATAAGTTGGCCATAGTATTATTGTAAGAGAAGTAAATCGAGTATTCACATAAAAGTTATGGATGTCGCTGGATTTTTAGATGGTTTTGTTCAAGACCAGGTCAAGCGTCGTTGCCTGACTGAAGAGGATTTTGGTCAACCGATTGCAAATAGAAAATAATGATGTGCCAATTATATGATCAGTACAATACGGGTCTGACGGCATGCGAGGAGGGAATGGACAGGAATCCCTTGAACTTGGAGGGGAATCGAGTCGGTCTTACCGGTTACATTCCATCGATGGAGCAGGGGATGATGATGGGTGCAGCACCACGTCCCAAGGCCCTTGTAATGGAGCTGGAAGAGCCGGACGAGGAGATGAAGGAGGAATCACGCAAGAGGCGTGGTTTGAGCCGATAGATACTGACGTTACTACTGATTGCCCTGGTGGAGTTTGCCCGGTTCCCTGGGCAGTGGAAGAGAGTAAGCCTGAATTATTCGATAACGTTGTACGACCAAAGCATTACAATAATGGCGAAGGCATTGAATGCATTGAAGGTATCGAAGCGCAGTTAACGCCAGAAGGATATAAAGGATTCCTGCAAGGTAACTGCGCCAAATATATCTTTGGAGGTGGCGCGAATAAAGGGGGTATTGAAGATCTGAGGAAGTGTAAGTGGTATCTTGATCGCTTAATTTCATCTGTTGATGAAGGTGATTAAAAAGGCTGGAAGTCACCTTCCTCATCATCGTCATCGTCGTCATCTTCAAACGCAAAGCTAGATGCGAGTTCCATGAGTTCAATCTCTGTTGGAATATCAAAAATCTAGCTCAATATTTTCATCTGCCATCAGAGACTTGATTGCATACCACTCCATAAGTCTCTGGTGGTACAGGTTAAGGAGTGCGGAGTATAGCTGCTCCCAGGTCATTTCTTGAGCAGCAAGCTCAGCCTTACGCATGGAAAACTGAAGCTCCAGTGGGAGTTCAAATTCCCTGGGTTCTACGGAGCGCTCCATGTTTTCTTGCATTTGTCCTACCCAACTATTCTAATCCTACACGTTAAACAGACTGTCGAATTCATCGCTGGGGTAATCAATCCAATCCATCGAATCAATCTTGAAACTATTGGCGAATTCCGCCAAGGTGTAAGGATTTATATTTTCTTCAAGTTTACGTATGGCTCTGACTTGGTTTGGTGCTGCTGAATAATTCCTGAATGCAGAAAGGAGAACTTCTGTGGAGCACCAGGGGTTTGCATTAACCTCCTGGAGGAAAAGCTCAATTTCTTTTTGTCTACGTTCCATGAGTCCACCAATGACGTTATGGTCGGCATCAAAAACCCAACGATTAATTTCAGCGGTAACACCATAGAAGTTGTTGTTTTCTATTGCATCGATAATGTTGCTGTAGAGGAATGGTTCCCAACCAACTGAATGAATAAAAGAAATCCAATGCCTGACGCATTGAATCATCAATCGGGATGTTAAGATTTGTTAATTGATTACTGATTACTTTTACTTCACTCAGTAAGTATTCCAATGCTTTTGATTTACTGCAGCATTGACCCTTTTTTACTGGAGAACCATCTGGGTAAAATTGTGTGCCATAGCCAATGGTATAAGGCTCTGCACCGGTATTTGGATCGGGGTATGCCCGTTCATTAAAAACCTTCATAGGTTTTGATAATATCAAGTGCCTGATTAAAAACGGGCATTCATTTAGACACAGTTGCTTGTATTGTATCTAAAATTTTAAATATTATCTACCACGCTTTGCAGCTCCAATAACCTGCTGTTAATTTACTGCCCTTTTCTTTTTCATCGCAATTGTGTCTTGCCCTGAAATTTTTACGCCGTTCTGGATTGTCTCTTTTTATTTCCATGTTAGCGTCACCGAATCGGATGATTTTTTCTTTTCCGTTTTCACAGGCTTTTACTACTGTATTTTTTCCCCCCTTAACATCTCTCCTTGGTTTATTGCATGCCATTTTATCTTTGGCAATCTTTGCCGCTTTAGCTGTCTTTTTTCTTTTATCAGACATTATTTGAACAGGTTAAATCCTGAGGTAAAGTCGCCAAGGATTGATGTTTGCCGTTTTGGACTTGTAGTCCTCATCTTCATCATCTAAACTCAAGTCTAAGCTAAAGTAATTTGTCGTTGGTCCTTCATCATCTTCGTCTTCATCGGTTGTATCTTCCTCATCACCAAAGAAAGATTCAATAGATGCGAGTGATGCAAAGGGATCACTGTAATCACCAAAATCAAAACCTAAACTTTTATCTGATCCAGCTTTTTGTCAGCAGTGCTTGATCTTCTCGATTTTAGATCTGGGAAAAACTCATCATAAAACTCATCTTCCGTCCCCTGGAAACCAGCAGATTGAAACACTTTATACAGTTCAGTTTCGGCAACTGGTTGTTCATCTTTATAATCTTCTTCGCGTTCAATGTATGTGACACCAAGTAATTTCTTGAGTTGGTTTCTTGTCGTTTTTCATTAAGATATTTAATTTGCTCTCTAATTTCTTGTGCACTACCTGTTCTTAATCCTTCAATAATGTATTCCCTGAGTTCTTCAATTGTTCCAGTAAAGTTTTCAAGTCCTAATTTTTCAAGTGTTTCTTTCCAGGTTTCTGTATCGTTTGGATCTAGCCCAGACAGCATTTTCATCAGCAAACTTCTTCGGGCAAAATGAATTTGACCGAACACAGTTTCCTGCTTTAGTGCTTCCTCTTCAAGTGACGGAAGAATTTTATTGTAAATCTCATCTTGCACTTTGCCTGCAGTTAAGATATCTTCTGCGGCATCATACCCTTGCCCTTGACCTTTAACTTCAAAGTGCATACGGGCAAAAGCATTTTTATCATTAATGTCGACACCAAATCTATATGCTTGTTGTGCCCAGTAGGGATCACCCTTTTTGGCTGCTTCCCAATCTGCTGAAACTGTTTCAGCTTGTTTTGCGTAATCTTCAGCTCTTGCTTTGTTGCCAGTGGGATTGAAATAAAAGTTGGGATCAAAGTACCTGGTACCAGTGCTTTTAATTTGGTCAAGGAATTGTTCTGCTCGTAAATTTGCAGTTTGGCTTAAAGCATTAAGGAGATCTTGTGTTTGGAAAGGGTTCTGTTCTTCTTGTCTTACATCTAAATATTCAACAAATTCATCCATAGATCTAGACGTATCAAAGCGTGGGATCAAATATTGATCAATAAATTCTTTTGCAAATTCAGATTCAATTTTAATTTGTTCTTCTGCTTCTTCTTTTGTTAAACCAAGTTCAATTGCCTCTCCATATTTTTTCTTTAAACTTTCGTCAAACCATTGTTGCCAGTTATAGGTGACATTGTTGTTTACACCAGTCACACCCTGCAAAGCTTTTTCAAGAGAATCTTCTGCTTTACCACCTCCCATAAAGGAAAGTACACCACCTACACCAGTGTCTCCGAGAATTGAATTAGTTAATGTTTTGATTTAAGATTAAATACTTCAGAAACACCTGGAAAATCCTTTTATATAACTCAAGGTTTGATTCCCTGGCCTTGGCCTTTTTCATTTCATCGATTGTGTCTTTTAAAACGTTCTGAGCTAGGGCGCCAAATTTTTTTAACATCAATTACAGCTTTTTTCGCCTGCAGCTTCAATGATGGCGTCTTCTAATTCTGTAATACCGTATCCTTCGTTAATGTTGTAATTAAACGCAATTTGTTTATCTTCGGGGCGTTCGGATAATCTAAATAGCGTTGCAAAATCATCTTCTTTTTCTACATCAAGATAATAATCTTTTGCCATCTGCTTCCAGTATGGATCACCTTTTTTGGCAGCGTCCCATTGAGCAGCAATCTCTGGTACGGAAAGCAAACGTTGCGTTTGAGTGTCAAGATCAACACCTAGCTGTTTATTCCTGACATCTTGAAGTTCCGCATCTGTTGGCGGGGTTTCAGTATATTGGTTCGCCCTTGTCGTATCCTCTGCTGGATTCGCACGCCTGTTTTCGTATTGTCCATTATTGGTGTAATGTGCTAAAGCAAAAACATTTGAGTTGCCACTGTACCTTTCGGTAATATCTATGTCATCATTTTTTACAGCATCATCCCAGGCATTTTTTACATCTCCATACGTATTGAGATACCAAGAGCCATCAAAAGATCCATAGGGGGGCTTGGCGCCTAAATCCGTATTCCAAGTTTGAAGTTTTGTTCCTCTATAAAAATCTTTAAAAACATCTTCATTTCCAATTTCAATTCTTCTAATCGCATCTCTTACTGCAACATAATCTCCACCTCTTGCGCTTAATGCTGTGTTTCTAAATTGATTGTATTTGTTATTAGTTGCTTGATTGGC